CATGCGGTTAATCCAGCCCTCAAGGAAAGCTTTGCGGTTCCTGCAGCGGGTGTAATAGTCAAAGCGCTTAATTTCGTACTCCATTACCAGCCGCAGGAACAACACCTCGTTATTGTCGCCTTCGCCGTTGAAGTAACGCGGGTTGTGCGACAGTCCGCGCAGGAACGATTTGGCCGTGCCCACACCGCAATTAACAGCTGTGTCTAAGTGTAGGTAGGCCAATCCCTCATCTGTAATGCCGTCTGCCTCTGACTCGATCCAATAGCGCTCGTAATAGCACTGTCGCGCGTCGTCCAATGTCAGCGAGCGCATTGTATCTTTCGTGTAACCACGCTTGGCGAGCCATCCGGCGTTGTAATTCCACGCTACGCCGTGCATTGTTGGCCCGCCTGGATCGTCGGGATGGTCGACGTAGCCGCCCTCGGACTTGAGGACAAGCGGGATCACTTTGCAGAAGGTTGGATCGTCTTGGTAAGACTTCATAGAAACACCAACACCACCTGGCAGACACTGCCAGCGCAGTCAATTATCGGCTTGACGCATATGCAATAATGCCGCACCTTGCGATAGCTCTTATATAGTAGCGGGTGTCTGTCTTTAAACCTGACAGGCTTGACCTCGATCTCAGTTTTCAGCATGGGCTCCTGAGCCACAGCGGGCATTTGGAGGGCCACCGTCAGCAGTGCTGCGAGTAGATATCTCATTTGGTCCTCCATGCAAAAAACGTGATCGAGGCAAAGGCTGTGAGCATGCCCACCAGGATGCGGTCATCAGGCGCCCATGCGGTGTGCATACGCACCGCATCCTGATAAGACAGGTGCAGAATATAGAGCGGTGTCACCATCGCTCCAAATCCGCAGGCGCCTATGACTAACGCCCTGACTTTATCCCAGAGTGTCTCGGAGGCGGCATTACAACAAGGACAATTGTCGTCACCGCAAGCAGCCCCAGAAGCGCATCTATCATCATCCACCCTTTGATCCCTCAGTCGCCGTCTGCAACTTTTGCAGTGCAGCTAGGCCGAGTTTAGCTAATTCTTGGGCAGCTTTGGTGGCCTTTTGGCCGGCGTCCAAAATTTCATCAATCTGGACTGCAGCCCTAATGTCCGCTATGCCCGCGGCGATCTGCTGGACACCATTGGCAACACCACCCTGATTGATGCCGTCGAGTGCCTGCTCGGCCGCTTCTTTGATGTCCTCGATCAGTTTCGGGTACTCGTCAAAATCCGGTATGCCGTCGGCATCAGCGTCGAGCTTTGCCTTAAGATTGGCAAACTTGTCCTCGACAAAGTCAATGGCTTTCTTGCCTAGCATGTTGCCTATGAATTTGAACATTACAGATCCCTCCTCCAGCGCTGCTGGTTGTTTAGTTTCTTCGCCTTAGTCTTTTGGTGGCGATCCATTGCGTCTGACTCCTCAGTCGTGAAACCTTGCTCGTGCGGCATTTGCTTGAGCGCGGTAAATATCGCCTGCTGAAGCGGGTCAAACGCTTTGTATCCTGCTTTGTGTTTGCGGTCGCGCTTAGGCTCGCCCGGGAAATCCGAGGGCACTTTGCCTGGCGTCATTGCCGCGCGCACGATGGCCTCTTGCCGAGGCAGGTGCGAGCGCATAAACAGATCTAGCGGTGGCGGCGACACACGATCCACCACGTCCATGCCAAATGGGTCCCATTGCTGGCCGCCTGATTGGTTAAGCGCTGGGTTTTTCCAGTCCATGCCAGTACCGGGGTTTTGACCCATCAGTCCCTGAGCCATTTGGATGTTAGGGTGAGTGACAAGGCCAGTGATCGGCTTGCCCTGATTGAAGATAATGTTAGCCATCGTGCGGGCTAGCTCAGGCGCCTGGCCAAAGGGGGTCATAGCCACACCGCCCTTGGTGAGGTAACCACGGTTTGGCCCGCGGTAGGCGTCGCCATACTGGTCCTTGAGCATGACCACGCCGTGCTCTTTGTCCCATTTCGACAGGCGCGGATCGTCCTGCAGAACAGCGGGCATTCTAGCCTCAATGCTTGCGAGGACCATGTTTTTTACAGGCGTGTCAGTGGTCATGGCCATGGCCACGCTAAAAGCGTGCTTATACCACAAGAAAAACGGCAGTATCGCCCGTGGTGTCGCCCACATGCGAGCGGTCAGCTCGTCATACTGGCCCATCCATTTTTCAATCTCGCGGCCGGCCTTGGCTACGGCTGCGGGGTGGAAGTCCACGCCGCGGACAATTTGCTGCTGTCTGGCAGCCAACTTAAACGCGTCAGTCAATCCAACGCGCATAGCAGGCTCCAGCTCCTCCACTGAGCGCATGAGGTTGTAAATGCCAATCACGCCACGCCAGTAATTGTCACCAGCAGTGGCAGTCTTAAATACTTTGTCCATATACCAATGCATTGGCGGTGCAAACTTAGCCAGCGCACCCATAAGGCCATCGGTGCCAGCCGAGGTAACCCCGGCGTCTGTCATCCAGTTCTTAGGCAGCATCGCCCGCACCTTAGGATCAAAGGCCATTATGTGTGCCAGCATGGTGGCGGCGACGTCACGCGGCGAGCGCCACATTGCGACTTGTGCGATCATGCCGTTTTGGATTGTCTGGTTGACGGCCCAGAACATGTCGAGTCCGAGCGCAAAGGTTTTGAATACTTGTGCCTGCATAGCCCAGGTACGCGCGGCTAGCCCTTGCGGTCCCGCTGGGTCCTCGTGAATTATATTCTTGAGTGCGGCGGCCACCACAGGCGGTACCGAGATCTTTTCTGGAATGTCCTTGAGGAAATTATTGAGCTGGTTGATCTCCATGCCCGAGTGCTGACCGAGCTGCTTAAAGAATTGGCCCACGTCAATCTGCACGCTTCCCGCTTGAATCTTTGGATTCTTGAGAGCGTCATAAAAAAACTCGCGCATTTTGAGGAATTGCAGCCCCTGGCGGTAGCGCGTGCTCCAGACTTTGTACGCGTCATATTCATGCAGCCCTGGATCGCGAGCGCCGGACTCACGCGGACGCAAGAAAGCGGGCTTGCCGCCTGGCTGTGCCAGCTGCGGCGGCAACGCCTGATTCATGGTCGCCTTGATGTTCGGGGTCTTTTGAAACATGCCCCGCTCAAGCTTGCCTGTGGTAGTGACAGTCTTTGGGAAGAGGATACCCATGTATGTAGGCTCGACGCCCAGCGCGTCAAGGTTGGCTTTCATGTCACGCACACGGTCGAGTCCCTGCGGTGTGGCTAAGTCAGCCTCGCTCATTTTGTAAGCGTTGCGCGTGACCGGGCCGTACTTGGCAATCAGCCACTCCTCCTCTGTCATGGCGCCAGCTTTGATGAGATCCTTGCTTAGCGCGTTGTCAGTCTCTAATGCCCGCTTCCAGAACTCCTGCACCTCAGGGATTTGTTTTAACCGCTCGTATGCTTGATAATCACGCAGCTCGCCAGCTTCTAACACCTCGCCGCGCAAACCATCGGGGATGGCCTCATAAGCCTCTTTGACATAATCCTCAGCCGCAGTCAGCTCATTGAGAAAGCTGTTGTTTGCGCGCCTGGCTGCGCCCATAGTCTCAATGGCGCCTTGAATGTTATTCTCAGCTGCCACCACCCCTGGTATCTTGCGGGCAGCGTCAGCAAGCTTCTTTGTCACCCCGGCAGCCTTTGCCGCCTTACCCACCATGCCGGCGCCAGGCAAAATATCCAAGCTGGCATTTAGGGGGTGTATTTTTGCGTATGTCAATGGCGTCTCAGTGTCGCCCTGCAACAGAGGAGCAATATAGTCATTCCAATAATGGCTGGCAATGTCTTGCCCAATGGCGCCGGCCATGGGAAAGTCGCCCGGTTGGATCAAATTGCGGTCAAGCGTCATGGCGCCAGGCATGTAATTGCTAGGATCGGGGCTGCCCCAGCGGGACCAGTCGTAAACTGCAGGCGGCAGCATCGTCTGTCCCATGCGGGCCGTAATGCCCGAGCCAATGGCGCCGATACCGGCCAAGTTATCATTGAAGTCAGCGCCGAAATTTTCCACAAGCTCGGTGAGGTCGTCGCCGGCCTTGCGGGGTGTTGTCAGGTACGGGCTCTGATAGTCAGGATCGCGCCGCAGGTTTAGCGAGATGCCGCCTGATTGATACTGGGTGCTGCCGTCGTCTTGGAGGAGGGGCATTAGATACGCCCTCCCAAGTGCTCTTGTGGGTTGAATTTTTCGGGGGGCTTGCTGTTGATGACTTTGACCTTGCCAGGGCGGTGAAGGTACTCATACATTTGTTCAGATCCATCTTTGTGCTGAGTGAAGCCACCGCCAGTTACATGCGGCGCATAAGTCATATTCATGACTCCAGCCTGCAGTGGCTTAGCCAGCCGCTTGCCGTTATCCGCCGACCCCGCACTAATCCCCCGCTGCTGCACCAGCATCTTGTCCGCCTCGGACCTAAACTCCTTCTGCATCCACGAGTAAGCCCGCGCGATGTTGTCGGGTAGCCCCTGGAAATTCTTCTTCAGCTCCTGGGCCCTGATCTTGATATTCTGCTCGCTTGCGTGCGGCATCTCTTTGCGCGCGCCAGCCATCGCCTCCTCGTCAGAGATGGTGCGATAGGGCCCGTAAGCCTCCTCGATCTTTTGTTTCATCGTGCCGGTGGAGTCGTTCTGTCCAAGCTGCTCCATCTTCAGATAATCAGAGATTATCACCTGCATACCCTTGCGCGCAGTGTCAAGCGCTGCACGCTCTGCGTTTTGCATCGTGGTGCGTCGCAGTGCGATCTTGGTTTGTGCGTCCTCGTCGCCGTACTTGGCGGTGAGATCGTTGTCTAGCTGCAGCTTCTCTTGGCGGAGGCGGGTGATCTCTTTGACAGTTTCCTTCGTCGCTTCCAAGATCTCGGCACGATCCGCGGCGATAAGAGCGCCCTGCTTTGCCTTTTCCAAGTCAAACTTGAATTTTTCAGAGCGTTGTTCAAACAGCTGCTTCTTGTTCTTGAGCGACTGATCGCGGCTCTCTTGCATAGTGTCAACCGCGGAGTAAGTCATATAAATCTTGTCGCGCAGATCGATGAGCCCGCGCGTGCGGTTGAATGTGTCAAGTATCCAGCGGGTGCGTTCCGGTGTCGGATGCGCCGAGATCTTTGTCACCATGAACTCCTCGGCCTCGCGGTAATGCTGCTGCTTGCCGGTTTCCAGAATGGCACTGATAGCTTTCTGTTGCTCGCTAAATTCGTCGCGCGCGATCTGTCCCTCTTGTTGGTACGTCTCGCGCGCAGCATCGCGCATCAGGTGCAAGCCCTCTTTCTGCCTGTCCCACTGATTGTCAACCTGCTTGTTGTACATTTCAGCTTGCGCCTTGAAATTAGCAGCGTTGTTATTGGCGTAATTCTTATTCAGCACTTGGCGGGCATTTGCTATGCGGTTCTGAAACCCGCTCATATTCGGATTCTGGCCCACTGGATAAGGCCTGGGAATCGGTGGCGCGTGGCCCGCCATTTGTGTGCCGAGCTGTCCTGCATACTGATTAATAGCCCGCGCGCGATCCAGATAAGGCGACTGTACTTGAGACGGCCGCGGCGGTATCATCCCCGGTGGCGGACCCCAGCCTCCTGGCGGTGGCTGCATGCCATAACCTGGCGGCTGTGGATAGCCACCGTCGGGGATGCCAGGATAGCCCTGCGGCTGCTGATAGCTAGGTGATGGCGCGGCACCGCCCAGTGGCGCATTAGATCGGTCAGGTCCTTGGCCCAACACTTGCCCGCTGGCCCAAACCTGATACGGCGTCGGCGCCGCATCGCTCACGGTACCGCTATCCTGCGCGATCACCGGCTGTAACGCCGTCGGCAAAGTCTGATCCGGCACATACGGTGGCATCTGCAAAAACTGATGAGGCGCACGCACCGGACGCGGCCCGCGCTCGGCGTTCAAAGCAAGCGCCGTCACTGGCGCGCCCTGCAATGCCTGCTGCACCGCCTCAGAGCCGCCACCGAACAAGCCCGATAAGAGCCCGCCAATGTTAAGCCCTGTTTGGCTGACGCCGCCTGTTAGTTGTACGCCTGTTGTCTCTGGCATTTTTTGCCTCCTCTAAAACGGCATGACGCCGGGATTGGCGACAGGGCCGTAATTCCATGTGCTGTTAATAGGCACACCATTCTGATACACAGCGTTACTCAAGTGTGATGAGATCCCGCTATAACCGCCCTGACCGCTAAATGTCTGCACACCCGAAGGACCCGAGCCGCCTGTGCCAGATCCTCCGTCTATGCCCCATCCTGTGTAGGATGGGGCACTAGTAGGGTTTATGATCGAGCCCGTAACGCTGGTGCTCACCTGGGGCGGCTGGAAAGCGCCGCCCGCCGGGATATAGTTGTACCCTTGGAAGTTGTTGGCTTGGTTGATGTTGTCGATGATTTGTCTCCAACTGTTTTCGAGATACCCGCGTTGCGTGGCTATTAGATTCGGATCTAGACTGCCCGTGGCACCTGACGCACCGTATAGCTGGTCGAAGGATCTTAGCGCCGCGTCACGCTGAGAGGCAGCAACCATAGCCGCCTCTGCCCTGTCAGTGATAAACCTTGCGGCAGTACCAAGAGTGGTTGTAAATCCGCCAGGTGGCGGGTTGTTGGTCCCGCCTGTGTAAGCGGTACCAGCTCCAGTACCGTAAGCGCTGCCCGACATCTGCGTGTATTGCGTTCCTGTCGGTGTGCCGTATGCACTCAGCGACGGCTGGTTAGGTGTGGTGCCGTATGTATTTGAAACGGCGGTTGTTGGTCTGAGATTGTAATTCGGTACGGTGCCATCGCCGCCAACACGCTGCCCGGCTGCGTCGTACCAATAGCCACCATAAGCGCTGACTGCATTAGCCGGCTTGGTGTGCGCAGGGTTAACGGCCGCCTGGGTCGACAGCACGGGCGCGAAGCTGTTGTAGTAGTTGTTCGTGGCGTTGTTATTGTTATTGCCGATAATGGTACCGTAATTGGTGGCCATCGCCTGCCCGTTTTGTTGGAACCATTGGTTGGCTTGTGTAATGATGGAGTCAGGCACAGGCGATGTGCCGGTTGGGTCGTAGCTTAGAAGCCCGTCCGGATGCATGAACACGCCGATCAAAAACGGGTTTTTTTGAGTCGGGTCCTGAATCCCATATTGCCGTGTCGCCATAGGGCGGGTCGGCGGCGTGTAATTATTCTGCACCTGGGTTGGCCCCTGCGGCGGCAGCGTCGGCTGCGGTGCAGGCTGCTGAGGCGGCGGCGTGCTCTGCGTCGTGGTCGTCGGCTGTTGACTAGGGAAAGGTAGGCGCCGGACTTTGCACTAAAGATAGTGCAAGGTCAAGCGCCGCCCCCCAATCCATACCCGATGAGTTTTCAGTGATCTGCCCAGTGCGCAAGCGGTTCATTTCCGCCTCTCTCTCTTCCTGCACACCAGTCGGCTTGAAAGCATACTCCAGTCCCGTGCGGTAGGCGTTGAGCGCATTGCTCATGCCCTGCTGCCCGCTCATGGCCGCCAGCTTTAAGTTAAGCTCCTGCTGAGCCGACTGAATAGCAGGGCTGCCGGCGCCATATTGCGTAGCCAGCATTGGTGCCTGATACTTGTTGAAGTCAAACCATGCAGCGTCACGCACCGACTGAGGCAGTCCAAAATTCTCGGTAATACTGCCACCAGACAAGATGCCTGACAACCCGCCGAGCGCTTGGTTCTGCATGGCTTCCTGTGCGCCAGTAAACCTGTTTTGGCTGAGCCCTTTTGACTCGTCCATCTGGTTCGTCGCCTCAGAATAGTTCTGAGTCGTCGTTGTCTGGAATGGCAGAGCGCCCGAGGCTGTTGATTGTATGCTTGTGCTCATAATTACCTGATAGTACGGTAGTGGGGATCGACTTTGTTAGGCTGCGTCCTTAAATATTTCCTCCAGCTCACCGCATACGGTCGCAGCTTTGCCCTCAGACTGGGTAATCACAGTGTCGGCTGAGTTGTAATAGCAGAAGCCCTCCAGGTTATTGCCGGCCGCTGCCCATGCCAGATCTCGCTGTCCGACTTCAACGATATGCTCGCCGTGCGCTATGGTGGCTAGCATGCACATATTGTCTAAGGCTGCGTAACCTTCTTTCGTATCTACCGCCCAGGCAATCAGCGGATAGTTAGGAGTGCCTGTGATTGATGCAGAGCTGCCCGTGCCGCCAGCCTCACCATTTTGATCGCCTGTGCCTGCTGCGCCACCTGCGACGGTCAGCGTGCCTGCCATCGTTGCGCCGCCTGCGCACCAGCCTCGGACTCGGCCACCGCCGCCGCCACCACCACCGCCGCCTGTGCCGTTATCATTGGAACCAGCACCGCCTGTGACATTCACGGTACTGCCCGCCGCAAGGTTGACTCCTCCTGACGACTTAGTGCTAATAAACCACACGTCACCGCCGCCGCCACCACCACCGCCGCCGCCGTTTGAGGCGCTGGCATTTGTGGCCGCACCGCCGAGTGCGTTAACTACGCCGCCCGACGGTAAAGATATTGTATCGGCGGCAATAAAGAGCAGCTTGGCGCCTCCAGCGCCAGGAGCTCCGCCGGCGCCGCTGGTACCATCGGCCTGCCCGCCACCGCCGCCTGAACCGCCGATCTCGCCAAAGGAAAGCGCCGCGCCGCCAGCGCAGCCAAAGGTTGTGCCCGATGCGGCCCCGCCACGACCGCCAGCGCCAAAAGAGCCACCGCCACCACCACCTACGGCTGCTGATTGAGAGTGAATCGCACCGCCACCACCAGGGCCCGCGCCCCCGCGGCCAGACAGAGAGCCAGCTGGAGCCCCCGTGCCGCCTGGATAGCCAACACCGGTACCAGTAATAGTGCCATTAATTGTTATAGTGCCGGTTGCATTATAGATATACTTGACGCCCACTGTGTCGTGCGTGACGGTATTAGCCGCGGTCACGCTGAGCGTGGTGGCGTTGTACTGCTTAGGTCCGCTCACCGTGCTAGTGGTTAACGTTACCGCCCCATCAGAGCCGTCGCCCGCTACCGAGCCGCCAGGGGTGGCTGCTTCGATGGCATTGGCGCCCGAGTTGAAGCGGATGAATTTAGAGGCGTTGCCGGACGCGTTAAGCAGCCCCATCGCTGAACCGCTCGTAAAATAAGCCACGCTGCCCGCCGCTGCAGCCGACAAGTCAGTACCTGTGCCACCTGCAGTTACCGGGACCAGCGCCACCGCCTCCGGTGCGTTAGCGCCAGCATTAAACCTGATAAATTTGCTCCCGTTGCCTGAGGCCGCCAAGCGGGAGAAGCCCGATCCGCCAGTCATGTAAATTAAATCGCCGGCAGCACCGCCAGACAAATCGGTACCGGTGCCGCCCTTAGCGGTAGTTATGATGGTTCCCGCCCACGTTCCAGACGTGATACTGCCCACGGTGATATTACCTGTCACGGCTACATTGCCGGATGCGGTTAAATCTCCCAGCGTCAAATTCTTGTCAGCACTGTCACCAAAGTTGCGCAGCGCCAGCGTATTGGCGTCTGTGCGCCTGAGCAAAAGGTCTTGAGCCGAGGCGCCGCCAGCACCAAACGAGATGCCGCCAAGCCCGCCCGAGCCGGTGTACAAAGACACACGCGGCACAGTATCGGCAGTCACACCGTGGCTAACACCCCGGTTGCCGGCACCGCGCAGGATGAAAAATTCCTCTGTCAGATTGAGCTTGCTAAGGCTGATGCTGGCCGACGCCTTGATGTTGGCGTTAGTCAGATTGCCGTTGACAATATTCTCAGCCTCAGTGAAGTTTGCGTTAACCTGCGCTGACTGGATTGTAGTACCAGCAGTGAAGTCATACGGAAATGTCAGCGTGTCAGCAAATGCCGGCGATGAGCCCAGCAGCGACAGGATGATTGTCCAAAATTTCTTACGCGACACGTTTTCTCCCCCTTGCCATGTATAGCTGTTGTAAACCGTAAATCTCAAAATGTCCGCTCGGTGTGGTCGTCGAGCGTGCGATCTTGAGCTGCACGTCAAAGCCGCGGAGCAAGCGGTACGTGCCTGGCAGGTCCTCGTCCTCGACTATCGTGCGCCCCTTCTTCTTAAACCGCGACAGCGTGGCACTGCCGCCAAGAGCCCATACCGCGCCATCCCATACGGCCTGATCCCACTGAGCCGTGTCAGTCGTGTCTGGCGTCACCGTCAGCGTCGTGCTGGCTGTTGAGCCCTCGCCCATGTTGGCCGTGGCCGTGATTGTGATGGCTGCTATGTTCGTGCGGAAAGCCAAGTAAACCCAATGGAAAGTCTTGAGTACGTCAGGATCTCCCATGTGCACGTAGGGCGTCTTCCAGTACGGTGCTATGTCTGTGCCATCGTCGTCAACGCCGGCATTGGCGCGCCATAGTTTGTAGTTTGTTCGGTCAAGACAATAGAGCACCGTCTGGCTATCGTCGTCCTTGCCCTGCGCCCAATAGCCTGAGGGCCAGCCGCGATAACGCCACCAGCTTTGCTGCTCCCAGTCGTAGCAGTAGCAGTAGCTGACGCCGTTGGAGTCGCGGCCTATGTCGAGCACGTACATAAAATCCTGGTCGTTGCGGGCGCTGGTGAATTTCGCCGACGCGCTGACGCTGAACCGGTCAGAGATCGCCTGCGCAAGCTCGCCGCGAATAGCCTTGCTCAGCTCCCCAGAGTTAATGCCGTCGGTAAACCAGACTTTGCGGTCTGTCCCGAGAAAGCATACATAGCCGCCGCCTTTCTCCCCTGGCGGAATGTATTGCACTGTGGCGCCGTCAAGCACGCCGGTGGGCGCATTAATAAGAGTCTCAGACAAAGTGCTGGGACTGAGCGCGCCACGCATGAGAAACACGCCCACTTGCGACTTGCCAACAAAGATGGCCTGGAACGGCGTCACGCCGACAGACGACACACCCATCTGGATAGCGCTGTTAAGCTCGCCGCCTTGGCCTTGGCCAATGGCAAATAGGTTTGTACCTACAATGGTCGTCGGATCGTTGACGTTTGACCACAGCATTTGGTCTTTGGCCGTGGTACCACCCACATACTTGAGGTTAAACAGCACCAGTTGCCCGGTGTAGGCAAGCAGACATTTAGCAGCCGGCGTCGGGACGGTCCCCACGCTTCCCGAGCTGATCAGTGGCGACACCGTGCCCGCCACCGGGTCCCAGTAGCTGATCCCATACTGGTTAGGCCCGCTGGTACCAATGGTGACACCGTCGGAGAAATAGAGCTTGTCATTGAGTACGGCTGCCGCTATGCGGTTGCCTGCTGTATAGACACCGGAGGCGACAAGCGTCAGCGCGCCTAAAGTGAGGTCGTAAATATTGCCGTTGGCAAAGCCTGCCAGGCGCCGTGCGCCGTTAGAGTCATAAAAGAAAAATCCACCATCAGGCGCTGCCGGCAGTTCCACAACATCCATACTGCCCGCGCGCGCAAGCAGTCGACCCGGTCGACCGCGTACGTTCTCGCAGTCCGGGCTGGCATTTGCCGGTAGGTCATTGGGGTCAAACTCCGACTGCAGGCCGCCTGAAAAGTCAAGCAGCGACCACGCCTTCATGGCGTCATCCAGTGGCGCTTTCATCCCGTCTTGCCGCGGCATTACTCAGTCGCCTCATAAACGGTCATATGTCCGAAGTTGCCTTTATTGGCCCGCGGATCGTCCTCGTCGGTTTTGGCTTTAGGAAAGCCAGACTTGCCGCGCATGATCATGCGGTCGCGCAATTTGCCGGCGTGCTCGTTGAATATCGCCATGAAGCGATCCGCCTCGGCAAATGCCTGCTCTTTTTGCTTGGCCATTGATACCGCGTAGGCGACAAGCCCACGACGGTGCTCAGGCGGAATGACGGGGATGTCGATGTCTGCGCGCATTATGTAATGGCGCGCGTAGTAAGGCAGCGTAATTGTGTAAGCGGCATCCGGTACAGGCGACAGGCCGAACACCAGGCGCGGCTCTTTAATTGTGGCCAGCGTCAGGCTGCCATCTGTTTGCTGATTGACGGTCTTGTGAGTGTAGCCGCGCAGGTAGTATTCATTTGGCACGCTTTGTGTTGACGTGCCGTCTTGCGCGTCGTCTGCGCTGCATGTATCTAAGTCGCGCTGCACGCCGCCGTGGAGCAGTTTGACACCAGGCAGGATCTGCCCAACGCGCATAGGCAGCGGATACTCCTGCTGTCCTGCGACTGTATTAAATTGCATGGTCTGCTGATAAGCGCTGGCGATCACTGTCATCAGTGTCGCCGCCTCATTTAACCAGTCATTCCACTCTGGCGTGCTCCAGAAGCTATCACCAACGCCATCGGACGCCCGTTGTGCTTCCAAGCGCATCTGGCCTAGATTCAACATCGGGCGCCCTCCTCATACCTATGCGTTAGCGCCTGCTTAGAATATGTAGCAGGCCTTGGTGCTGTTGGCTACGACGCCGTCCTCTAACGCCATCACACGGATGTGATCAACGTTACCGGCAGCGGCAGCTTGTAGAGTGCCTGCGGTGGCGCTTGCGCCAAGCAGATCCTCAGCAGCG